GTGCAATGATCAAGGCACTTCTCTTTGCCGCGATTCTAGGGGCTGGCGGCCTCAGTTACAACTCGTTCGTGAGCCCGAATGCGACGCTGATCGTCAACCCCGGCACGGTGATCGCTGGCGCCGATCCCATTCTGGATCTAACCGGTCGCACGGAAGTCGCTTGCGCGCAGCCCCTGAAAACCGGTGTGATTGTCGTCATCGGTCAATCCTTGAGCGTCAACACGGTGCCGACCCCGTATACGCCGGTGAATGATCACGTCGACCAACTGAACATCTACACCGGCAAGTGCTACAAGCTCCAGGACCCACTGCTCGGCATTAACATGGGATGGACTGGGCATGTCTACGGCACCTGGATGAGCCGGCTCGCCGACAACCTGAAGGCCAACGGCAGGTTTGACCGTGTCGTGATCGTGCCCATGGGTATCGGCAACACCAAGGCTGGGCAATGGGCTGATGCTGTCACGGCACCGTACTTTTTCAACAACATCAATGCCGTGGGACTGCGCATGCGCGATGCTGGACTCCCTTGTACTGCCATCATGTGGGGTCAGGGGGAAAGCGATTCTGCGGTCAGTACTTCGCAGGCATCCTATGCCGCGTCCATGAACAAGGTGATTTCCGAGTTCAATCGCGCCATGCCGGGTTGCCCGTTTTTCGTCGCGCAAGAGGCCTATTACGACGGCGTCGATAGTGCGGCAGTTCTCGCGGCGCAGGCGGCACTCGTGAACGGGACCACCATCTTTGCCGGCGAAAACGTTGAATCGATCCCGGTCAGCGAACGCTTCGACGGGACACATCTGAGCGACGTCGGGGCCGCCCACCGCGCCGCGCTGGCGGAGGCCGCGCTGGTCACGGCACTGGGCCTGTGATGCTACGGGGCCGAGTGATCGCGCAGGACAGCATCGGTGCTCTCATCTTCGGCCGTGCGCTCTTCGGCGGTCATCTTGGCCCGTGCTCGATTGTTGGCGATATTGAGCACAATCACTCCCACGACAATACCCAGGACAAAGAGAATTTCGAACATAGCAATCTCCAGTAAAGAAGGGGCGACTGGCTATGTTAGCGCATAACCAGCCCCTTCTCCCAATGACCAACCATTGAGCTAGGACGAGGCCCCTCCCCCCGATCGGGGACCGAAATCTTAGCAGGAAAGCAGAAAATGACCGAGCAGAGCCGTAACCTGACCGACGAGGATGTTCAGGCCGTCGTCGACGAGTTGGAGAAGCGTGTGGTCGAACGCTTCTTCTCCAACGTCGGCAAGGGCGTCTGGAACCTGGTCTGGCGCGTCCTCGTCGTGGCGATGATTGGCCTCGCCGCTTATGGCGCCTCAAAGGGTATGAAGTGATGGAGCCGACCAAAGCCTTCGGGCTCGTCCTTCTTCTCCTGGTCGTGTGGTCGATCTATAACGCCCATCGTGACCCCGGTCTCAGCTTCAATTTCTTCGATCTCCTCATGGAGAACGGACGCCTCTCCAAGCTCTCCTGCATGGCCCTGGGGTCTTGGGCGCTGCACACCTGGATCATGATCGATCTCGAGGTCAGCGGGAAGATGACGGAGACCTACATCACGACCTACGGGACGATCTGGGTGGCCCCGATTCTCCTCAAACTCTTTGCGCCGAAGGAGGTCTGACCATGTACCTCCTTGTTGTTGTCCTCCTCTTCTCCGGCGGTCAATACGATGAACGGGTATTTCGCCTCCGGTCACAGGCCGAATGCGAATCGGCCATGACTGCGGCAACCGATACGCTTAAGGGTGAATCGGAAAATGGCATGGTCGGCTACTGGATGGCGTGCAGTGCGGTGAAAGGACGGGAGATATGAAGCAACCTTCTGAAAAGTGTTTCGACCTGATCAAGCGCTTCGAGTCGTGCAAGCTGACCGCCTATCCTGATCCGGGCACCGGCGGGGATCCCTGGACCATCGGCTGGGGACATACCGGCCCCGAAGTCAAACCCGATGCCGTCATCGACCAGCGCACTGCCGATGCATATCTCGTCAAAGAGGTCCAGCGCGCGGCCGATGCGGTCAATGTCGCCGTGACCTTGCCGGAGCCGCCCTTCACGCAGGGCATGTTCGATGCCTTCACCTCGATGGTCTACAACATTGGGCCCGGCGGCCCCCACCGCGACGGCATCATCCGCCTGACCAGCGGCGTGCCGTCCACGTTTCTGCGCAAGCTCAATGCCGGCGATACGCTGGGGGCGTCGCTGGAAATCCTGAAGTGGAACAAGGCGGCCGGGCACGAGATGCTGGGGCTCACGCGCCGGCGCGCGGCCGAACAGAGTTTGTTCCTCTCATGATCACCATCGACGTCTTCCCCATCCTGGGCATGCTTCTGCTGATCGGTGCCGTCGTGATGCCGGTCAACATGGCGTGTTTCGCCAATGACTCTCTGCAGCGCTACAACCTCGCCGCGTTCATCTCGTTCGTGGTTGCCGTCCTGCTCGTCGTGGCGGCGCTGCTGTGCTTTTTTCGGAGGCTGATATGGACCTGAGCATTCTGGGCGGCCCGCAGGCTTGGCTGGTAGCCAACGGCACGAAACTGGGCCTGATCCTGGCGCTTCTGGTCGCGGTCTGGGTGCACGGCTGCGTCCACGGTGAAAAGGGCGCGCAGAAGGAAATCGGCCATCTCGAAAGCGACCTCAAGACCTGCGGGGCCAATTCCAAGGGGCTGGAGACCGCGATCGGCAAGCAGAATGCCTCAATCACCTCGACCGCGGCCGAGGGCGCGAAACGGGTGGAAACAAGCCAGGCGGCCACGGTGAAGGCCCAGCCCACCATCGACCGCCTCAGCGCCGAGAAGGCCAAGGCAGACGCCTACCAGCGGCCGGCGGGGGTGGATGCCTGCCAGGCCGCCAAATCCATCATCGAGGCCGACAATGCGGAAAAATAGGGTGGTGATCACGCTGGCGCGCGCTGCGCGAAAAATATCGAAAATCCCATTGAAATCAAAAGTGATTGGCTGGCGCGCGGGTGGTGATCAGCGACCTGCATGGCCTGCACTTTTGCGGCCGACCTGCATCTTTTCGGCGCTCCTGCTGGCTGGCTGCGAAACTCTGGTGCCGCCGGTGCGCACGGTCTATGTGAACGTCGAGGTGCCGGTGCCGTGCGCGGCCGGCGCCAAGCCGGAGAAGCCGGTCAATCAGTACGGCCGCCTGCCGCCTGAGAAGCGGGCCCCGGATATCGCCCTGCAAGCGCTGAAAAGCGACCGCGCGGCCTGGGAGCGGTACGGGACCGTGCTGGGAGCGGCTACGGCGGGGTGCTGGGAGTAGTGCGCGTCAAATCCTGACTTTCCACGGGTGCCGTTCGGATCGGCATCTGCGGAAATCCTCGCCGAGCAAGCAGCACGGCCTTTCTTTGCGAATCGGCCAGGGCGCCTTGAATCGAATGACACGCCGCCACTGCCGTTCAAAATTGCACTTGTGCGGGGAGGCGGTGCAGATGGTGGCGCGTGATTTCATTTCGCCTCTTTTGCCTTGCGCTGGAGCCGCTGCTTTGCCGCCAAATTTCCCAGGCGGGCCCGTTCCCGCCGGGCCTGATTCACGGCATAGGCTCGGCGCTGCTTCTGGGCGTGGGTTTCTCTCATGGTAATCTCCTGATACGGATCATCTTACGCCTTCCACGGCGGCAGGACTATGTGCAAAAATCCGTCAACTTATGCGCGAAATCGGCCTTTTATGCACAGATGGCGCGCTTCTTTCCCCTCTGGCGCCGGTTTATGCGAGACGCGCGCAAAGTGCTCATAATCCTTTGGTCGTTGGTTCAAGTCCAACACGGCCTACCAGAGTGAGAAAGGCGGTTTAGGCCGCCTTTTTCTTTGCGCCTTTATGTGCAATTTTTGGACGTATCTTCCAGAGCACCGCCTTAAGGCGTTCTGGGTACAGATGGGCATATCGGTTCGAGGATTGGGCGGTTTTGTGCCCCAGGGCGGCCTGCACCTCCTTGAGGGTGCCGCTGTCGGAAACGATGGCGCTGGCCAGGGAGTGCCGGAGGTCGTGCATCACGAGATCGGGCCGGCCGATCGCCGCCCTAGCCTTTTTGAACTGGCTGTAATAGGCGCTCCGGCTGTAGAGGAACGGTAGGTATTTCAGGTCCGGCACCGCATTGGGGTGGACCGGAATCATGCGCGGGGTACCGTTTTTCGTGGTGCCGGCGCTCAGGTAGGTGATGCCCTTGTGCTCGACTACATCCTCGGGCTGGCGCGGCAACATCTCGGCGGCCCACCGCAGGCCGGTATAGAACGCCAGCCGGATCAGCGCCCCGGTCTCATCGTCGCACTTCGCCGCCAACTTGTGCACGGTCTCGGCAGTGGCATAGACCTGGCGCTCATTGTCCACCGGCGGGGTCACGACGCGGGCGCCGGGATCTTCGCACTTCCACTCCTGATCCTTCCACGCCCACCGGCAGGCCGCCCGCAGATAGGCGATGCGGTTGCGGATGGTGGCGGGCGCGAGGCGGCCGGATTCGGCCTTGGCGTACGCTTTCCCGACCTTCGACAAGTCCGCCAGCGTCTTGCCAGCGTAATGGATGTGGATCAGGGTGAGGGACTGGCTGCACTGCTTGTAGTTGGCCATTCCCATATGCGCTTCAAGGTAGAGACGCACCGCCTCCTCGATCAACGGGCTTTCGTGGTGTGTACCAGCCGCAATGCCGAAGAGGCGCGCGGTTTCCGCCCGGTCGAAGGCCTCGGCGTCGGATCGAGTCCATGCTTGCGGAAGAAGGCGAGAAGCCCGGACGGGTCGTCCGGCAACCGAACGGCGAAGCTGGAAACGCCAGCGCTTGTTGGCTTTATCGAAGAACACCGGCATGTTTTTTCGTACTCCTCGACGTCGGTTTCAGCCCATCTTACCGCACCGCCAAACCGGGTCTGCGTGATCGGCAAGGCGTAGACCGTCCGGCGCCCCAGGTTGAGGCGCGCAGCGAGTTGGGCGGCCGTCAGGTAGTTCACCCCCGCCACCCCAGCAACCGGGCGCGCGTCAACGGCTGGAACCGCTCCGCGCAGGTCCGGCACATAACATCGTTTCTGAAAGGCGCACCATTCATATGTGCTTCCATATCTTTCGCGACAAGATGGCGCGAATCAGGCTCTTAGATACGCCGAATTCCTCAGCCAATTTGACTCCGCGCGTTTGCCCGCAGCGAGCCCGAATGGTCAATACCTGCTCGGCCGTCAACTTCGCACGGAAATTTTCTTCTCCGCGCAAAGGGCGGCATCGGTGCCTTCCTTTTTTGACCATATCTGCCGAGTTCTCGGCGTTGGTTCCGATGAAGAGGTGATCAGGATTCACGCAACTTGGAACGTCGCACGTATGGCACACGCAAAGCCCGAGGGGAATTTCACCTTTGAACGCAATATAAGAGGCGCGATGCGCAAGAATCTGTTTTGCATTGATGCAGACCACGCCATAACCACCAAATAGGCCGCGGTCGCCAATCATCCAAATCCAGCATCCACATTCCGTGATGCGAACCGCCTGTCTCTCGATTTTTTTACGAATGGCAGCAGCAAACTCGATCATCACCATTTCCTTTCAATTACGCGCCTCGCCAAGGCGGAAAACATACTGAAATGCAGTTCGCACATTTCCTTGCCTGGAAGCGCCTCGCAATGGCATTTCAAGGCATGACAGGAGCGAGATTGGCGCGCGGCATCAGGCGTGCCGGGGATGCTCCCGCCCGTCGCGGGTGCGGGCGCCTGCGCTGCGCATTCGAATAGGGAGAGCTGGGTCATGGATTTCCCCCGCTCTCCGCCCACCTGGCCATTTTGTTCGCCAGGAACAGCGCCTCCGCGCACGTCATGCGGCTGGAGCGGACAACCAATTCGCCATTACCGTCGTATCCGCAGATCAGCACGTCAGTGAAGCCAGCGCCCAGAGCCGAATGCAAGGCCTGCTCGGCATTGAAGTTGGTGCTGGCCGGGAGGCGGAAAAGGTTGTCGCTCATACCTGCGCCTGCTCGACAAGGTCACCACGCGCCGCAAGCGCCTTGCGGACGTCGGCCAGTACCTGCGGGTAAACCGTGGGGTGCTGGGCGCGGAAGTCACCACCACCCTCAGGCAGAAATCGCCAGGCGCCAGGGCTGCCGGGCACCGCCTCAAGCCAGGCCTGCACCCAGCGGCGATGATCGATGCCGACCTCCTGGAAGTCGGTCCGGGTGACGTGGCCGCGCAATTCGATTAGGGCCGCGATCTTCAGGGCGCCGATCTTCCAGCGCGTTAGCTGCATCGGTGCCGGGCTGCCGGCGACGACATCGGGGATGTATTCCGGCAGTTCGTGCCGCTTCTTCGGGTTGGCGTAGAACCATTCTTGCCAGCTATGGCTGCCGAGGTCGGGTGAGAAGGTATCCACCTTGGCACCCCAGTAATTGTCCGCGGTGATCACGGTCAGACCGAGCGCGGCGCAGATGCTGCTGTAACCATCGTTTCCGGGCACCAGCACGGCGCGGAAGTCGGGCCCGGGGGAACTGATCGCCCACTTCTCCTCGATGGCCTGTGCGATGACCTTGATGTTGAGACGCAGTTTCGCCTGGATACCGATTTGGGTCCCATCGGCGTGCGCCATGAGGATGTCCCAGCCGGCCGTCTCGGCGTAGGCGGTCCATCCGGCGAAGCGTTTCGACCAGGCGAGGAAAGAGGCACAGAGGTCAGCCTCGGTGGCGAAGGCGGGAGGATGTTTCATACCTGCCCGCTCTCCGCCGCCATCTCCGCTGCGCGCCTGGCCGCGTATGCCTTCCTGGTCTCGCCGAAGTGCACCTCGGCGCAGGTTTGGCAAAACCAGCACCCGCAGTAGAGGCAGCGGAACATGTGACGCAACGGGATCAGCAGGCCACATTCGCAGTTGACGCCAGGCGTGCGCCCCTGAATCTGGTTCCATTGGCGCTTGAAGTGCGCCACCGTGTCGGTGTTCGCCGGCTCAAGTTGGTACTGTTGAACGTCGCTCATTCTTCGAAGTCCAGTTCGCCGATGATGCAAGGCGCCCGCGCGCCGCAGTCCTGGCAGCAGTAGGCGAGCCAGCGATGCGCGCACTCGATAGGCGTAACTGCAGGCGTGACCTCGGCCGGCGGCGGGTGCTGCACCACCTTGGCGACAACCTTCCTGGCCAAGCGCGCGCGGAGCTGGCGTTGGCGGAGGAAGTTGCTCATTTCCGCCCCCTCCCCTCGCCCGGCAGCGGCACCATCTTCACCATCAGCTCGTTGAGCGCACACAGCGCGGCAGTCAGATCCTCTTTCTCGACCTCGCGCATGCCGCTGTAGTGCTGCAACGCCTTGGAGACTTGCTTGCGCGCGGCCGCGACGGCTCCGATCGCCGCGATGCGCTCGCTGCGGGATTCGACGGTCATGTCGGTTTGCCTTCCCCCGCCGGCCCGGCCACCATCGGCTGCCAATGCGTCGGCTTTTCGCTCCCTTCCATCCAGCCGAAGCCGGCATGCCACCACTCGATGAAATCCTCGGGAAAGTCAAGGCCTTCCAGTTCGTTCTCGGGGATGACACAACCCGGTTCGGTGAGCTGCGCCACGAACACGCCGCAGTCCTCGCGATAGCACAGGACTTCGACGTGGCGTGGCGCGGTTTCGATGGGCTGCCATGCACGTTCAGCCTGCAGAGCCAGCGCTGCCTCAGCTCCCCGCCTGAAATTCGCCTCCGGCATCATCGGGATATGGCCCCCGGCGTTGCGGCGCTGGACTTCGGCAGCCCAGAGGGTGTCGATCAAGTCTGGCATGGCTATTCCTTCGGGGGAGTGGGAATTTCGCGCCAGTGAGTGGCCTTCCCTGTGATGATGAACAAATGTCCAGATGGGCGAGACGTACGCCAATGATCGCAAATTTCGTCGTGATAACACTGCGTATACCGCCGATCCCCACACCAAAGATCAACACAACGATCCTTCGGTGCCGTCTCAATCGGCTGCCAATCCTCACTAGCCACGCCGGAGCCGGGGATGGGATGGGAGAACGCATCGCGCAATGCGTCACGATGAGTGCCCCACCAGATGAACAGCAGTTCTTTTGTCTCGGCTACCACCTTGCGCATAAAGGCGTCAGGCGTGCGATTGAACGTGGTGGAATAGTGCTGGTAGATGTAATCCATACCATCAATCGGCGTCATCGACTCGACCGAAAAATCCACCGGCACCCCAGAAGCAGCGTCTAGCGAAGGGGCGGAGGTAGGATGGGAGATAGGTCCAAATGCGTCCTTGAACTTGCGTACCGAGATGCCGATTCCACCGCCCTCTATGTGAACAGCTTCTGCGATGGCATTGAAGGTTCTATCATAGTCAAATGGGTCAAGCACCAACCGCCACCCCTCGGGAACAGCGGCAGGCTTGGCGGCAAGGGCAGCGTTGAATTCGCGCTCAAGCTTTTGAGATTCTGCATACAAGCGCTCGAAAGCCTGCTCCATCGAAAGAGCGCAAGTCGGATCACCAGTAGCCGCATCCGTCCTCGGCGTCTCCCCAACAGGCGCGGCGGCTTCCAGGCGGGTGGCTTCGGCGCAAAGATTGTCCTTGAACTTTTGGGCAAGTTTTTGCGCATCTTTCAAGGCGAAATGCCTGGTGTTCTCGCCGCTTGGCTGATATGCATCAGAAACCATTGGCTGAAGTTTTTCGGCAAGTTCAAAAACCGCCTCAGCCTGCGCTCTCAACATCGCTGCGTTCATGATCAGGTTCCTTTCGAAGGCCGGCTGTAGCCACTTCCGCCAAGACGCAGATTGTGTTCCCGGCGTTCTGCATTTCTCTTTTGATTCCGTTTGTCCCGGCGCTTCAGACCTGCGATTCCACAAGTTGGGTGCACCATCTCATCAGTACCCTTGTAACTGGCGAGTTGGAATGTCTCACCATCCTTGAGCGTTTTTCCGCAAGCATGGCAACATGGATCGCAATCTTCGGAAAGAAACAATCGGCGCAGAACAGGCGTCATGATCGTGTCCGTATCAGCGACGATTTGATCCAATGATTCGACTTCTTTCGCTGCGTTCATGGAGCTACTCCTCTACAAAGGTAAGGCCGATGTGCGTCAACTTGGACGGCAACTGACCGAGCGCCCAAAGAAATTGCGCATCAGCGCTCGTGATGTTTTTGGCGTAGCAGATGAAAATCACATTGCCGAAGCTGGCGTTGTTGCGGTAGGTGAAGGTCACGGCTTCACCCGCTTGAATTCGACTACCCAGACCCACGGGTTGGCGTCCCAGGCGCCGGCGCCGTTGATCGAATCCCAAAGCGATCCATATGAGAGCCACGGTTCAGTGCAGGCGGACATGAGCAACGGCACATCCCACATGGATGGCGCTAAGTAGTTCTTCCACCGGCCGGGGTAGGACTTGATCGGCTCGATGCCCTCGGCTATCGCGTCAGCCTCGCTGATCTCCTGCAACCGCTCCACGCGCACGCCGGCGACTTCCAGCTCAATGCGGCAGGCCCCGCGCGGCATGTGAATGCTCGGCCGCCATTTCGGCACGTCGTACTCGCAGCCAGGATCGGCCCGGTAGCAGATGAAATGGATGTTGTGACCGAAGTCGGGGTTGTATGCCCACGTCTCGCGCACCCACAGGCGGTCGCCGGGCTGGCCGTAGGGGCAGCGGCCATGCCCAAGAATCTTGGCGGCAATGCTGCCGTCGTGGCCGCTCAGCCAGCACCAGACCTTGTCTACCAACCGGGCAGCCGACACCAGTGCGGCGTCGGGCTGTTTCTTGATCGCCCGCCGTGTCTGCGTCTTGCTGCCGTCCAAGCAGGCGCGCACCATCGGCGCGCTCATTAGGATGGGGCGGTCAGTCATTGCGAGTCTCCTGCGCTACCAGCCGCGCGAAGTTGAAAAGCTCGTCCAGGCAGATGCCATCGACGCCGGGCGAAGTCACCAGCGAGCCGGAGCCCATCTCCCACAGCGATACGTCCAGGCCGGCCTCCCGCGCCAGGTCCTTCAGGCGCGCGCGAGGAATGGGCATCCCGGCTTGCGCGCGAATGGCGGCCGCGCGGTCCCGCCAGGGCTTTTCGTATGCCCGCTCGTCGTCATGCTCGCTGTCCCGGCAGCTATCCGCCTGCCGGTCGCAGTGCTGCGCGTCTTTCTCGGTGCTCATGGTCGATTCCTTCCGCCGTTCCCGGCCGGTTCGTAGGTAGGTGCCGCGCTGGCGGCGTAGCTTGGCTTTCACGCCACCGCCTCCAACTCTTGAAAGCGGAAGTTCGCGCGCACGATGGCCTCGGCGAGTTGCGGGCAGACGCTGTTTCCGCACATCCGGACCTGCGCGTCCTTCGGCAACGGCTTGCCGCCGTAGGTGATCTCGATCTTCGTTTTCTTCATTCCGTCAATCTCCACACAAGTCCGACAATTGCCGCTGCAGCTTCAAGCGGTACAACGCCATTTCCGATCGCGCGGAGCTGGTCACGCCGGGATTGGTCCACCACCAGGGCCAGCCCATCAACCACGCCGCGAACGCCGGGTTGAGTCGCTGGGGCGAGCCAGGGGCAGGCGGCGAGGATTCGCCGCCACTCTGGATCGCTTGGGCCTGGGGCGAAAACTTCACAAAGTTCGGAAGCTGGTCCATATGCTTGCGCCCCCCCCCCGAGACTGTGGTATGCGTTTCCAAGTTCACGCCCTTCTGATCGCGCGCCGCTGGCGTGGGCCAACAATTCGCCACCTCTTGTAGGTCCGGTCCGCCTGCTCCGCGCGCTTCGCGATTCGAGTTCGCCCCCCCTGATGCTGCCTTCGGCGTCGGCCAAGTCAGGGCCGCGCCCGGTAAGGTAGTTCCGCCCGTCTGCCCCGGATACGGGTCGTCTGCTGTCTGCGTGCAGCTCGTCACCGTCGGCGTAGGCCAGTTCCGCGTCGCCCCCGTCAGGCTGTCCGTCGCCCCCGGGTGGTTGCCGCAACTCTCCGAGTCCTCGGCCCGCGCCGTCGGCCAGAAGGCCTTGGCCAGGTCGCCCAGCCCTTGCGGGGTGGCGCGTGCCCTGATGGACCCGCCGCCGCGATCGAGCCCGCCATTCGGCGCTTCGGGCATCGTGTTCGGAGTAGGCCACGATGAAGACTCGCTCGCGCCGGTGCGAGGCGCCCACCTCTCCCGCGGAAAGCACTGTCCATTCCGCAATGAACCCGAGACCGGAAAGGCTTGCGAGAACGGGACCCATTCCTCCGCTCGAAAGAAGTCCGCGGACATTTTCAAACACCACGCCCCATGCACCAGAGTCGCGAATGATTCGGACGATGTCGTCCCAAATCCAGCGCTCGTCTTCGACGCCTTCACGCTTTCCGGCGACGCTGTGGGGCTGGCAGGGGAAGCCTCCAGTGATCCAATCCACCTTTCCGCGCCAAGGGCGAGCGTCGAAGGTGGTAAGGTCAGACCAGACAGGCGCCGGAGCCAGAAGGCCTGCTTCCATGAGCGCGACAAGCTGCGCGGCAGCAAAGGCTTCCCGTTCCACGTAAGCGGCAACGCGGTAGGGGATTCCGAGATACTCGAATGCAGCGGCGCATCCTTCGTCGAGCATTCCAACCCCGGCACATAAAGCCACACTGTTCATACCCCCATCCCGTTCGGCGCCTTGGCGCGCACTGCTGTTGTTAGGGCCTTCTCCACCGGCCAACCGGCGTCTAGGCGCTTCTTCACTGTGTCGCACGGCTTGCCGAAGCGCTCGCACCATTCCGCCAGGGCCAGCGTCTCGCCGTTGTGCGTCACCAGCCTATTGCTGCGGCGGTTGCGATCGTTCGTGGCGCGCGTCACCCAGCGGCAGTTCTCAGGCGAATAGCCCTTGCTGTTGTCCCGGCGGTCTAGTTCGTGCCGCGCGGAAGGCTTCGGCCCCATATCAGCGTAGAACTGGGCTGGCGAATCCAGCCACTGCGCGCAGACAGTGATTCCGCGGCCACCGTAGTTCGGGTAGGCCTTGTGCTTCGGGTCCATGCAGCGCAGACGCATCTGTTGCCAAGCACGATATTCGGACGTATAGGACAGGCCATGCTTGTGCTGGCCGAACAGGGTCTTGCGGCGAGGGCTGATGATCATGATTTGATGCCGGTGGACGCGCCGCCACCGCCGGCGAACTGGTCGATGATGAGTTCGTGTTCGAGGGAGAGGCGAAGTTGGGGCGCGCGCATGGTGCTATCCGATCTCCCCGCCTTCAGACTCGGAAAGGACTGGCGCGGGCGGCACAATGCTGACTTCGTCCGGATCATCCTGCGCGAACGTCTCCGCGTGCTCGCGCAGCGAGAAGCAAAGCGCCTTCCCTTCGTCGTCGGTTTCGTCGGGCATGCCGATCGAGTCCATGGTGCGCCACGCCCCGCTGGCGAGCCGGATGCGGTAGCCGGCCATGGGAATGGTGGGCAAGACGCCTGCGGGCGCCCAGCGCTTGGCCAGGTCGGCGGAGAGTTGGGGATGCGTGTCCTTGCAGGCGACGGCGTAGGCGATCAGCGCGGCGCGCGCATGCAGGTCGTGGGAGGTGTCGAGCACGAAATATTCGCAGCGGTGGTGCTTGCCGCCCGGAGCGCTGCTGCCGTCGACGCGCTCGACGTAGAACTTCCCGTACAGGCCCTGCTCGCGGTTCGGCTTGCTCGGATCCCAGGCCGGGATGCCATCGTCCGGCTGGTAGGTGGCGGCGAAAATGTCCGGCTTGCAAGGGTAGCGCTCGCCCTTCACTCCGGTGATGATCCAGTCGCCCGGGCAGACGCGGTGGCCTTGCTCCAGGGTGTCGATCCAGCCGTGGACGTGATGCGGCTTGCCGCACTGCTTGCAGGCGGATTCACCGGGCACGCCGGGAAGGCGGTAGTAGCGGACGACCTTCCCCTCGGTCGGGTAGATGCCAGCGGAATCGACTACACCGAAGGTCACAGCATCGTCCGGGTGGTCGCCGTTTTTGAACCACTGCGCTGCGTCAATCACGACTGGCTTTTTGCGAAATTTCATGTCGATTCCTTTCAGGGATAGGTATGGGTAAATTCACGGTCAACGGAATGCCCGCGCCGACGTACCGCATTCGCCAGTTCGGCGCGGTTGGCATGGCTTTTGGATTGGAGGAAAAGACCGAAGTACGATTGCGCCGAGGTGTAGACCTCTTCCGCCGGCATGGTCTCGATGCGGCACAGGATCAACGGCTTCCGAACCGTCTCTTGCTGTTGAGTGGGGTCGTAAGTGCTTTCTCCGCGCTCCATCCAAGATATAGGCGATGGCTTATGGTGTTGGAAGAAATGCCGACCAGCGCGGCCCAAGCTGTGACGCTGTGCGATTGACCGTCGTGTGTTAGCACCACGGCATGGGATGGCCGATTCTTGTTCTGCTCCGCGCGAGTCGCCCATCGGCAGTTGCCGGGCTGATACCCAAGCGCGTTGTCGCGCCTGTCGAGAGTCAGGGCCTTGTCCGTGCATTCGCCCATGTCGGCCAGGAAAAAAGCGAAGTCGTTCCAGCGCTCGCATACCTTGATGCCCATCGCACCGTAGTACTTGAAATTCGTCGCCTTTGTGTTGTTGCAGCGCTGCATCATTGACTTCCAGCGCGCATATGTCAGCGTGCTGGAGCCGCCATGTTTGATGTTGCCTTTTGGATTGCTCATCGCTGCGCTCCTGTTTCTCAACAGAACTACCCGGGGCGGGCAGCACCGAGCGGGTTGGCGAACCGGTGGAGCACCGGCCAAGTCTTGCGACTTGCCCGCCCGGGCTGCCCATAGTGGGCGCGCGCAGGCATGAAAAAAGCCGCTGTGCTTGTGCATCGCGGCTCTCAGCCGCTCCACTCAGGTCGCCAAACCCGGTCGCCTCTTTCTCGGCGACGACATAATAATAGCGCAACGCGCGGAACAGGTCCAGTTGGCAGAGACGCAGCAGCAATTTCGTCGCCTCAGTACCTTCGATCATCTGATCGAGAAACGGCACCTTGTTCGTCGCGACATTGGCGCGGAAGACGAGCATCACCAGGTTGAAGGTATCGTCCTGGAGACGCCCGCCGACCGTTGATCTCAGATCGCGAGGGAACTTCCGGGTCAATTGCACGACCATCGTGAAGAGATCGCGCGATACCCGGTAGATCGGAAGTTGGCTATGGAGTGCCATGCTGATGTAAAGGGTTAAATTACTGAATGACTAATCTGCGGACGGCCCGCGCGCGCAACTTGAGGCCCTTGTGGCCCCAGCCCTGGTAGCCGTAGTCGAAGCTCTGGTACCAGGCAAAAGCCGGACCCGAGGCGACTTCTGGCGCCATCCAGTAATAGCGCTCCTCGAAGCGGGCCTTCAGCTTCTCGAACAGCACGATGCCGTCATGCCGGTTCGGCAGGGTGAAGTCCTGGTGACCATCGGTATTGACTTTGGCTGCCCATTTCTTGGCGGCATCCCAAGTCAGTTCACTGGCGTCGTCGACCTCGGCGAGGATGAGGTGGCAGGGCTTGCCGTCGTCGATCGACAACCCGGCGTAGATGCCGCCCTGACCCGCCCATGCCGAGCCGATCGCCGGGGGCATCACGGCAGATACGACCGGCGAGATGACATCCCGCCGCATCAGGTCGGCGAGCCAGAGCCTTGATACCGTCTCGGCCGAAATCGAGACCTGGGCGCCGGCAATGGCGATGCGGACATCACCTTCGGTTACGGTTTGCATGGTTCCTCCGTGGAGCATGGGAAATGGTTGAATGGTTAAATTTTCAATCTGCGGACGGCCCGCGCGCGAAACTTGAGGGCATTGTGGTACCAGTTCTGGTAGGTGGTGAGGAAGTGCTGGCACCAGGCATAAGCCGGAAGCGAGGCATGCTGCGTCGACGACCAGTAGTAGGCATCGGCGAAGGCATCGGCGCCACCTTCCCGGAAGTTCTCGAAACCGGTCTGCAGAACCGTCTTCGCGGTGTACGGGTAGCCCGGTGGGACGCTGCTGGGGTTGTCGCCGTTCCGGCCGCCGTAGGTCTCATAGGTGGTCGGCTTGAAGTGGCGATACAGCAGCTCGAGCTGATCGCGCGCCGGGAGATGCCAGTCCGTCTCGCCACCGATGTCCAGGGCCAGGACTTGTTGCGCGAGCTTGCTGCCGGCCTCGGCCATGGCGCGGGTATTGGACATGCCGTCCGAGTAGCTGGCGGCGCCGATGACGGGCTTGAGCGACCTGTTCCAGATCGCCGGGCCGAGATCGCCGGCCTTGGGTGAAACGATGAGGAGGCAGAGCTGATCGCCTTCGAGGTAGCGGCCGGCGTAGAAGCCGCCGGCGAAGGCGATCCCGATGATGTCGGGGATGGTGATGAGAGGTGCGGGAGCGTTCATGGCATTTCCTTTTTGTGGTTGGAGTGGTGCAACGCGAAGTGGTGGGTCAGGCCGGCTCGAGTTCTTGCTGGGTGTCGTCGGGTGCCGTCTCGCCAGCCTTCTTGCCCTTACGGCCCTTGGCCGGCGTTGCGGGAGCGACATAATCCTGGCCAGGCGGCGTCAGCGTGACCGGAAAGGTCTGGCCGACCATGCCGGTGATGATTCCGCGTTCCGCATCAGCGGGGTCGCTGCGGGTGCGCCAACGCACGGTGGCGCGGTCGCCTTCGAGAATCTTGAAGCGGATGCTGTCGAGCAATTCGACATTCATCTTGATCGCGCTGGCGCTGGAGATGCCGCGCGGCACGACGAGCCCGTAACCACCGCTCTTCCAGTCCCAGGGAATCCAGCCCATCTCCGGGAACTGCACCAGCGGCCGGTGATCGGAATCGATGTCCTCGTTCTCGGTCTTGATCAGAAGGGCCGAACGCAGCCGGGGATGGAAGTGCGCCAGGAAGGCCGCATGTCCGGTGTACTCCCACTGACTGTAGAGGTTGACCACCTCCTTGTCGCCGCGCGTTGCCTTCTTCGGTTCCGCCTTGAGCAACTTCGCGGTCGCGTTCTCCAACTGGAATTGCGTGTAGGCTTTGTCGCCCATGGTATGGCTCCTTGGTAGGTGCTACGGGATGAACTTAGGCAGGGACCGCGTCGGCGTCTTCGACCTGGACGCCGGCGGCACCGAGGGCGACGGCATCGTCAACACTGCACGGCTCGACGACGATGGAATCCTTGACGACGTGCGACAAGGCGCGGGCCTGGTTGTTGGCGCGGATCAGGCGCGTCTCCTTGGCCTTGACCTTCGCCGTGTCGTTCTGGCCGGTCGCGGTGACTTCGATTTTGTAGATGGGCATTGGCGTTCCTGTGGTTACCCGCGAATGCGGGGGAAAATGGCGGAGAAAATCCGCCGAATCGTGACGTTCAAGGCACCGAGTTCGTCGAGCTTCATGACCTTCCACATGGCGCGCTCGCCGTGGAGGCCGTTGTGGCTGCCCTGGTGGCAGTCCTTGCACAGGGCGATAGAGGTGAACCACTGGCCTTGGTTGATTTCGTGGGCGTCGCAGGGCCCGGCCTGATCGCAGACGCTGCACTGCAAGCGCTTGACCAACGCCACCCAGGCGCGCTCAAGCACGGTCATTGCCGGTTTGTTTTTCGACCTCATGCGAGTTGCATTCCCAGTTCGCTATTGAGGAAGTTGATACAAAAATCGAGGTATTCAGAGAACTCCTTTTTGTCGAGCTCGCTGCTGCGCCGATTCGGCGTCTGGACAATGCGGCCGCTTGGCAACTTGTGCTCCTCGCCGCCGAAGTACTTGCACAGAAGATCTTCGTGGATGTCATCGGCGCAGCAGCCAATTTGCTTCGCCGCCTCACCAAGGCAAG